ATCTCTACTATTCTATTAGAATACCCTGAGAGGGTTGGAGTGTACCTAGCATACAGTGCAGATAATCTTTTACGATAGTGTAGTTCTATTACATCATTTTCAGAAAAATTAGGAGCAGCTAATAGTGTTTCTTTACCATGCCGTGTCCAGAAGTGATCTGTATTCTTAAAAGCATATGCATCATAGAATGTTCTTAAATCTGTTTTAATATTAAATACAGATGCCTGTACTGCAGTAGCCTCTGTGTATTTTAAATAGCTACCTTGTGCTTCGTAATCACCATTTGAATCTAGAGTAGCTGTACCTACTTTTCGTAAGAAGATATAAGTTACTAGGTCTGGAGGAACAGGTAATGTAGCCTGTGCTGCAGAGTTTATTGCTGATGATCCTGTAAGTAGTGTGCCTTTATATGTTGCACCTGCATTTGTAAAAGCTGCAGTATTATCTGGACCTTGTAATACAAAGTATGTTGTTTCTTCCATTGGTGGGATTTCAAGTTCACGATACGCAGTGTCTGCTGCATACCGTAAACCATCTTTAATTAAATCTAATGGAAGAGCTTGCGAATCACGATTTGACCAACTCCGCACTAGCGATACCATTGAGGCAGTTCCCTCATCATAATTCTTAATAGACATTTACATCTCCTTAGTAAGACATTAAGTGGGAATAGTTTTGTTTAAAGATAGCCATAAATTTAGCCATCTTATCCTTGTCATGCATAGTAGTAGAATCATGCAGATCTATTCCCCATTTATTTTTTATTTCAATAGCTACAATATCTGGAACTGTTGCAAACTTTTTAAAACCTAAATCTTTTTTGTTCAAGCCACTAGCCATTAAATCACGATCTAACTTAGCTTTTTCTAAAAATGGTTTTTCATCTTGATACATTTGCCATTCACTAGTACCATCTTTATTGTAATCAATAGTACCTTTTATAGTGTTATTTTCTGTTCCTGGAGTAACTGTCCAACGTGCCATGTCCTCTTCTCCTTCTTATACAGCTATCTCAACAAACCTACCAGACTTACCAATGAAGCCTAGGGCTGGAGCAGTTACTGCTACGTTACCTGTTGCTGACATAAAGAATGCTTTATCAATCTTGTATCCACCAGCAGTTACTGCAGATGTAGTCCAAGCACATCTGTCTGCAGGTAAGTGCAATACATCCCCAACCAAGTTGTTAGCTAATGTGTTAGCTGCTATTGTTCCTCTAATTACCATCATGTTCTATACCTCCTAATAGAATAAAATAGGGAAGGAGAAAAAATCTCCCTCCCCTTTAGTGTGTATTATGTTAAGCCGTAAATTGCGCCACAGCCTTTTGGATTCTTAACTTCCAAAGACCATTCTTCAACAAACATACCAACAGTTGAGTCACCTTTCTGACCCACTTCAACTTCTTGCATTGGACGGAATGTTGCCATTGCGAACCACATTGGATCATACACAAGAGCGCATGAATCTTTTGCATCAAACTGAGTTGTTGTAGCATCAGTTGTAGTTGATGAGAGGCCCATGATATAGTTTGGAACTACCATCAAATCACCAAAGTCTGACATATAAACGTCTACTGACTGACGGAGTTTTCCGCTATCGTCAATGTTTCGCTGAACACCAGTATCTGAGATCAAGAGATCTGAGAAGTCACGGCGAAGCTTTGGAGAAACCATTACACGAGTAGCTTTACCACCAGCTTCATAGATCTTCTGCATAACAGAGTCAATGTCTGTCAATGCCAAAGCTGCTTTAGCTGCACCAGCTGCTACAGTAACAGATGTTACACCAGTGTTAGGTGTAGCTGGCTGAGTGAATGCACCTTTGAATACGCAAGTGTCATTACTGTTAACGAAGGACTGATATCCACCAGTCTTACGAGCACCAGTACTTGTCTGCTTGTTATATGTGTTGATTAAATCAAACTCCATATCACGCCGCATTTCAGTTCCACGCTTTTTCAACTGATAAGCATACTCGTCTGCTACACCAGCTTGATCAAGTGCTCTACGGCTACCTGATACTGAGATCACTTTACTGTTGATCTGTGTGTAGTTTCCTAAACGTGTACGGAATGGACCTACGATAGTTGAAGCTGCACCGTCACCAGAAGCAGGTGATGTACCTGCAGACAGGAAGTCTGTACCTTCAGCTACACGAGAGTTTCCTGGAGCTTGAAGCTCATCAGTCTGCCATTCGTGGTAGATGTTTGTTGATTTAGATTTGCCAATCGAAGCAAGAAAAGGAGTTTCGTCCCGTGTGATCATGGTGATAAAGTTCGCTAGATCTTCACGATTTGATACGTCTTTTCCTGTGCTGTTTGATTGACCAGATGCATTCGTAATATTACGACCACCAGTTGTTGCCATTTTAAAATCCTCCTAGGATATTAAGTATTAAGAGAGTTAGAGGCATACTGACGAAGGAAGTCCATTTGGTCATCATTTGATGAGCCTTCTTTAAATGCACGAGCCTTTATCATTTTTTCTTTGTCGAGTTTCTTTTTATTAACTGCGACTGGCTTTTTAGTTGGAACCTTTTTAGTCGGAGCTACTTTGCGCTTTGCAGCACCTTTAGTTACTCCTCCTTTTAATCTACGATAGTCATCAATAAATTTAACAATATTGGGATCTACTATAGAATTTAAAAGTTCATCTGCTATACCATGATCAAGAGCAAACTCTCTGATTTCTACTGCAACCTTTTCACTAAAATCAGGGATTAATGTAGGAATCTTTTCCTGGAAATCCTTCATTTGTTCAGCAAATTTTTCCTCTGTCATCTTTGTCTTCTGTTCTTCAACAGTCTTCAAAAGATTTTCACGAGTATTCCTTGCAGTCCAATAGTTCTGTTGAGCTTGTTCACGTTGATCTTTTAATTCACCAAGTTCAAAGGTATCACCGTTGTCCCTAGCTTCTTTAATCTTCGCTTCAATGTCATGGTATTCTTTAGCCATTTTTTGTTCGTCCATTGATAACATTGCATTAGTAGCATCAGACATTTTACTAATCTCTTCTAACTTACTTATGCGCTCTTCATCAATAGCCTTACGTGCCTCTCCGAGTTCACGACCCTTTTTAGAGAGTGAAGCATCTGTTTGATAGCCTTTCAGCAAATCAGCAAATGAGACTTCCATTTCTTCGCCATCTATTTTGACGGATACTTTGGCATCTAAATCTAAATCGTCTACAGAGAATACATCAACATCTTGGGTAGGGGCTTCTGCGCCATCCTCATCTTCTGTCTCTTCTGTTTCTTCTTCAGACTCTTCATCGCTAACGGCAGCATCTGTATCATCTGGGTCTTCTTCTACAGGTGCTTCCGAGTCCTCGTCCTCGACCTCCTCTTCTGGTAGCGGAACTTCATTCTGAATAAATTCAGAGTTAGAAAGTACGGCATCTAGGAGTTCTTGTTCGTTGGGACCAGCAGAACTGGGAACATCATCCGTTTCGGGTAGAGATTCATTTTGCTCTGTCATGTTATTTTATCCTTCTTTTTTAGCCGCAGGTTTGACAACCGTTGGTTTGGATGTTTCGATTTGTGCTATGTAAATATCTTTTAATGTATGCATAGCAAGTAAATTCTCACAATTCATTTTAGCTTTTCCTGGAGATCTCATAGAGTCATACTCTAAAAGATTTATCATATTCTTCAAGTTATCTAAGAGTTGTGGATAATCTATATTGTTCATTGTTCATTGTCCTCAATGTATGGTATGTTCTTTCCGTAAGTTTCAAAATTAATTAATCTTTGTTTCACATCTCCTAGAGATAATGCAGAGTTATAAATAAACTCACGGGTTTTAACTTCATGGGGGTCTGTCCCTAGCCAAGCTGTAAAGTACTGTGTTAGTATCTCACCATAAGCTTCATTAAAAAACTCTTCTCTTTGCTGTGATGCAAAGCTTGCTCTTAGTAAAGCTTCCTTGGCTTGTAAATCGGGATGTATACCTTTCAGCACCTTCTCGGCTGAACCTCGATATTTTTCCATTGTAATCCTTTATGTTGTACGCCTCTTTTTACCAGACGCTGTTGTAGACCATTTAACTTTCTTTGGTCCAGTTTTCTTACTAGCTTCTTTCTTAGTTATTTTAGAAGCTACTTTCTTAGGTCGGCAAGCAGGGTATGCACGTTTAGACTTACCCTTGGCACTTTTTCTACCACAAGGTTTACCAGTCTTAACGTCAATCCATTCTTCGCCAAACCATTTACCTAGCCCACCTTTCTTATTCATTTCTTTGACACCCTATTGTCTGGACCACTCCAGCCACCACCACGTTTTTTGTACTCTTTTGAAGCCCAAGCATTTGCGTATGCTGATGGATATACTGTGAACTTTTTCTTTGCTGCAGATTTTACTCTTGACCAAAGGGCTGGGTTATTCGGTTTTGGAGATTTAGCTGCCATTACCACTTCACCTTATCAGCCCAATATGCAGCACTGAGTTTACCTTTAGATATGTTCCTACCATGTCTGGCTTTGAACGAAGCTCGTTTAGCTTTCATTTTTGCTGACTCCCCTGCTTTAGGTTTACCTGCAGTGCTTGCACCTTGTTCGCCAAACCTTATAGTTTTAATTGTAGTTCCCTCTTTAGCCACAACAATGTGTGACTTTGTAGGATGATTAGGTGTCCGTTTTGGTTGATTAAATCCAGAGACTCCGGCTCTTGCTAATCGCGGATCTTTTTCACTTGGCATATTTTCTCCTCACGCTATGCGCTATCATCAATTTTAAAACATTTTGGTTTAACAGCAATGCCACTGCTTACTAGTTTAGCAACAACTATAGCTGTTTGATTTTGACATTGTTGTTCAGAAAAATATAAATCTTCTGTATTAGCCACAACATCACAACTTGATACGTGCATAGATGTGCATATTAATAACACAGATATAAACATTACCACCTTCCTTGGGATTTACCCACAAAGTATATCACTATAGATATAAGACCTGCAGATAATGCAAAAATAACAATTCCAACTACCCAATTCATAGCAGTGTCTATAGCTTCTTGTTTACGATATACAGCTTCTTTTTGTTCTTTACGCATTTGACCTTCAATTTTTACAAGATCAGACCAAGCCGATGGTCCGTATACAAAACTGATATGATCTTTCAATTCTTTGCGTAATTCGTTAGCCTTCTGTTTAGCAGTCCAAGCTTCTAATGCTTGACTCTGAGTGTTAGAGAACATCTTATAAGCTGGTGGCTTACTTGCCTTTTCATGGGCAAAGTCCAAATCAGATATAGCTTTAGACCAATTTTGTAATTGGCTTCCCATAGAAGCTAAATCTTTACCAACCTCTATGCCTTTCTTGATTCCGTTAAAGGCTGCAGTAGCAGCGGCTATTGCCGTGAATGGATCAATCATATCTAACCCTCACTTAGGAGAAGGGTTAAACTTCTGCATACTAACTACAGCTTCCCTTATTGCTTTGATGTTCTCATCAATACGCCCTAGCATAACTGCTTGCATTTGAGAAGTCTTTTCTATTTCATTAATACGTATCTCATGTCTTGCTATCTCACGCGCATTGATAGTTACATTACTATCTAGCGTTGACATATACCAGACTAATCCTAAAGTCTGTATGATAATAGCTAAGATAAAAGTAGCTGGAACCGACTTAGATAAATGCCACTGTTGTTTCTCCATAATAACCTCCCCCAATTTTTGGGTGTAAGGCAGAGTCCCTTAAGACTCTGCTAATTAACTTACTGTTGAGGTATTACCCCATCTTGCCCCATACCCATTTCAGGTTGTTGAGGTTTACTTTCTTGTAACATAGATCTTGCAACTTGTACAATCTCACTGAAGTCAGGTCTTACAGGAGATTCTGCTCCTTCTTTTATTGCTTTTATATCAAGCTCTGCCCAAGTCTGGAAATGCTTATCTATAGCTATTGCTAACTGTTTAGAATTATCATCAGATGTATTCTTTGATTGAGCATTTGTAAATACAACATTAGCTTCTGCAAGAGATGCATCCGCTTCAAGTTTACGCTGTTTAAGTTGATTGTCAACTTGAGCCTTTTGAGTTTGTTCTTGTACAGCTTTTACAGCCTTTTCTTTAAACTCTTGTGTAGTATAGTCTTCTAAGAAATCTTGACTGTCTATACCCATAGCTTCTATCAATTTAGTTGCAAGTAAAGCAGGGGCTTCTGGTTTTACTATTAAACCTTGACCTTGACTGTTTAATGATGGGAGTATTTTACTACCAACCATTTCAAGTTTTTTAATTGCATTTTGATTTGAGTTCTCACCAATATCTAAAAATATTTCTACATCCATCCTAGGGGGAAGTTTCATTATATCAATATCAGAAAATACTCCTTGATAGCTAAACTTTGAATTAGCCTTTAAAGACTTTCTCATTGTCCTATACACACCAGTACATAACCGTTTCATTCCCGTTTCTGCAAAACGTCTAGCTATGTGTTGTATACGTTTCTGAGAAGCAGACTGCACTGCAGCTAACTTCTGTTCACTGTTACCAGACACATACAAAGAATCATTAAGACCCTGTGCAGCTTTAGACATACCAGTGGCTTGCTCTTTAATAGTTTGTAAGTGTGAAAGTAATGGTACAGTTCCTGTGCTTATTGCTTCAGGTGGGAGTGCAGATACAGCCCCATTAGGATTACCATTAGTAGGTATGATTTGCTTTGGCTTCATGTTTTGAAGTGCAGAGAAATCTACAACATTAGGGTCAGCTAACTTTGGAGAGTAGTTTGTTAAGTATGTGTTCTCGACAAATCCTCTAAGAATTGCAGTTGATGCAAGAGTAGAAGATCTTGTAAAGTCAGCAATAGATAGTCCATAAAACTCATAAGGAATATCAATTGGAGATAGACAAGCAAGAGGTATTAACTCTACATCTTGTTCATATAAGATTGTATCTCCAGCGGTTATGATATGCTTTAGTTCAGCAACACCATCTCCGTCCCTATCGACATTAATCCAACACTCTGTAATAGTAACTTCTCTATTAGCTTCTAGTTCTGTAACGTCTTGTGACATACGACCAGACTGATAGCTTTGACCAGTTACAAACTTACGTGCTGCAATATCCCCAGCATAGCTAGTATTACCATCCCACGTACCATCATCTCCAAGCTCATCCCACTCATCTTCACCAATACTATCAGCAACATCAGGCCACATCTTACGGATCTCTGATCTAGTAAGTATGCTTTGTATTCCTACAAATGTTGCATCATCAATTG